ACTGTTACTTAATTTTCCAATATATGCATCTCTTGCAGTTTTTCTTATGTCATTTGCTATTAAGTCCATTATGTCAACAGTCTTAATTTTTTGAAATAAATCACCTTTACTTTGTATATCTGTTACAGTTGTATCAGATACAGTAGTTAAGCTGTTTACTCCTCTTGCCACTTTTATTCTTCCTGATTCCTTATAAAGAATAAATTCGCCTTTCCCTACTTTTTCAGTTGTTTCAGTTCTTGATTCATAAGGTATCAAATCAACTTCTGGTACAGAAGTATAAGTGGTTGACATTCTTAAATCTGTTCCAGCTATTAATCCTGCAACTCTTGCAGTAAATTCAGCAGCAGTATAAGTTTTTTCTCCTACAACTACTCCACTTTGAGTTACATTTATTATTCCTTCATAATCAGCTGTTTCATTAGCTAATACTGCCTTAACCATATTCCCTAAATTTCTTTGAGATTTAACCCATGTTACTATTGCTGTTTTATCTTCATCTACAGCTGATGGGTAGCATAAATAGTCAAATTGTGTATTTTCAAAATAACTTAAAGCATCTTGTAAAGTTAATTCTCCACTTATAATGTATAGTTCTAATCTTAGTGGTGCACTTGTATTTCCTATTAAAGCATTCGTTATAAGTTGCTTATTATTATCTGTCACATCACTAGGTATATCAGTTACATCAACTATAGTTGCAGGAGATATAGCTTTTTCTTCCTTTATTATCATCGCAACTATACCTCTGGATCCTCTGCTTATAGCAGTAATACCTTCTTGTATAAATTTAATACTTATACTTGGTAATCCTAAAGCCATTTATTTCACTCTCCTTTTAATTCTCTAATAATTTTGAAATATCTACAATAGCTTTGTCCACTATTGGCAAAGTAGGATCATCAGCTTCTATTGTTATATTTCTTAATTCATTAAGTTGTAAATGTAATTCTTTCATTAATTCATATTCTGTTGGTTCGCTATCCGGATTATCCAACGGACCCGTATATTGTGAATATTTAATATCATCAAAATCAAGATGTATCATGAAATCGAGTATTCTACCTACTTCATCTGAATATATATTGCTTTCTATATCATCTACTGTCAGATAAGTATCATCTACAAATAAAGTCCTTCCAAATATTTTTTCAAGTCTATCACTGGCATCATATATATTTGTTATACTTTCTCCTGCTTGTTGTAGATACTTTATTGATACTGATATAGTTCTTAGGTTAGATATTCTAGTTATAGCTGAACTTGAAATAGGCAATATTTGCACAAAAAAACAAGACTTATCAAAGCCTTGCGTATTGTCATCTTCTATATATACATCTTGTGGAAAATTTTCTGCTACTGCTTTCGTAGTAGCATATAATATACTTTTTAGAGGTATCATTTAATCACCTCCTATTTGAAGCCATATTTTTTAAATAGATTTTCCAAATCTTCTATAAATTTTTTTTCAGTTTTTTCAAAGGTTTTTTTCAACATATAAGCTCCTTCAGCTACTCCTTTAACTTTTCCATCTCTCCCTACAATTCTATGTCCATATTCAACATATACATTTGTTATTATCTATAGGCTTTTTATCCTATACTCTGGAGGTTTCCCTCATTTTCATCAGTTGGTCTATTCCAACCCAGCTTGGCGTACATTTTCAATCCAATAAAAAAGCAACCCTTATTGGATTGCTCGGCACTCTTGGTAAGATTATATTTATTCACTTACTACGCTCTACGCTGGATACTAACCTTTCGCAATCTAGTATCTTAGCACGATGTTAGCATATATAATTATACTTAGCCTTCTTCGTATTTGCCGAGTTTTACATGGGCTATATGCTTAACCCATATTCTGTGTTATTATATAATCGAATATATAAATCTCCTTTTTTATATTTTAATTGCCAACTTCTTCTTAATTGTCCTGTATCAACTGGAGTCTTCATCTTAGTTTTTGTAAATAAAGAAACTCCATGTTTTTTAATTAAATTTTCTAAATCTCCATAAAAATTATTTTGGATATTATTTATATCTTTTAAAAAGTTATCTATTCCTTTTATTTCAAAGTTGTAACCACTCATTATACTCTCACCTTCTTAGTGACTGGAGTTTCTATATGAGATTTATATGGATAAGGTTCGCCGGCCTCAAATTCTTCTGTTCTTCCATTGTAAGTTATAACTAACTTATCTCCAACTTGTATATCTACTGTTGGTCTGCAAAATAATTTATAAGCTGCTGAAATATAGGCTGTTCCTGTTTCGCCTGTTACTGTTGTTTCACTCCCTTTGTCTAATGAACATTTGAGATCAGAATATTTTAATATTTCTTGCATAGTTGTAATCCCAGTATTAGGGTTTTTAACTTTTTCTTTTCTATATATATCCATGCTATCAAAATACAGAGTTGCTATTATATCCGCTTCACTTGCCATAATAACACCTCCTAAAATCTTAATTTTCTATACTTATTAAGTATCTTCATTTCTTCGTCTGTTAATTCTGGGGATGTTTTTGTACTGGAATTGCTTATGCTTTCTGATGATACACTATCATAGTTGTATTCTATTCTTACACTACCTCTTGTAATAGATTTTATAGCTCCTTGATTAGCTGGAGTAGAAGTTCCTGAGCCATCTATGTCTTCCCCTAGAGAAATTAGTTTATATGCTATTATATTAGCTACTTTATCTTCTATAAATTCATTTATAGCATCTTGGTCTATCTGTGGAAGAACTAAAAAATCTTCTATATTACAATATCCTTTTACTCTTTTAGTAACTTTTTTTATATACAATTCTATTAATGAGTCATAATCATTTTTAGTAATATTTAATAAAGCTTTTATATTTTCAAGCATAATTTCACCTACAATAAAAAAGAGAGGACATTAATCCTCTCCCTTTTTAGCTTTTTTCTTTTTTAATTTAATATCTTCAATTAGTTCATATCCTCTTGATAGCAATACTTCTACTTGCTGTTTTGTTTCAACTATTCTATGAACATTGTCTTTTTTAAGCTCATACATCTAGAACACCTTCAATCTAACTAGATTTAGCGTCTTTTATGCAAGCATACACTAAATTTTTCTTGTTATCTAACACCCACAATTCATGATATCTTCTATAATCCATCACCCAAGCGTTTGCATTTTGGTTTGTATCTGGGTCAAATATTCTCATTTTATCTTGTTTTGTTACTGCTATTGGTACTTCTCTTGGAACTATTATAAAGTTAACATCTAATGCTTTTGCTGCTTTTGCATATCCTCCTGCTGTTTGAGTTGAAGTAGTTCCATCATTTAAAGTTATTGCTGAGTACATTCTGTTAGCTGGAGTTTTTATTATTGCGCATCCGTCTACTGCTGGAACTTGAGTGTTTATGCCACCTTGCGAGAAAGTTACTGCCGCTAGCTTTCCTGCCATAGCTAATTCTAATTCTGTAACTGTATCATAGTTAGCATGTATTACTAATTCTCCTTGATATCCATTTTCTCTTATTACTTTTATACCAGCTTTTATTTTAGTTAGTACTGTATCTTTTGCTGGAGTATATCCATATTCAACATTTGTGTCATTAGCTACACCTATTGCTGTAGTAGCTAATTTAGACAATCTATATGCATCAACCTCTGGTACTACTTTTTCAGTTTGAAATACATTCATTACGTTTGTAGCAGTTGCAACAAAGTTAGTTTCATCTACATCCATTGCATCTAATTGAAATTTACGTCCTCTGTCTTGACTCATAGTATATGTTTTATAAGATAATGTTACCGCTCCTTGAACATATCCTGCTCCAGCATCACTTCTATTATAATCAGCTAAACCATCAACTGACATTTGAGGTATTTTAACTTCATTCCCTCCAACATATTTAACTTGTCCTGCATTTGAGTCCATCCATCCTGTTAATAAAGTGTGTATTGCTTTTTGATCTAAAGCTTGTTGTAATATTTGTGCATAAGCTAATGTATTTATAGCTGTCATGTTTATCCTCTCCTTTTAAATTTAATTTATAGCCCCAAAATAGAATTGACTTGGGATAATATTGAATCTGTGTCTTCTGTATTAGTTCCCTTAGGTGTATATTGATACGTTTGTATATTTGAATTATTTTTAGGTGGTTCAGTCATTTTGAACGCTCCTTCATCACTCTTTTTAAGTTCTTCTATGAATTTAGAAGCATCTTCACTAAATTTACCATCTTTTAATTCAAATTTCTTTTCTTTAAATTTGCTAAGTATAGCTTCTTTAGCAAAGTTACTTGTAAAATCAATCTTGTTATCATTGAAATAATTATTTATAGCTTCTGTGTATTCTCTATCACTTTGAGCTTGTTTTAAGCTCTCTAGTTCTTTTGAATATTCCTCTGCCTTTTCAGCTTTCTTTTGCATTTCTTTGAATTCTTTTTCTTTATCAGCATATTTTTGTTTGAATTCTTCTTCTTTTTTAGATATAGCATCTTGTATAGCTTTTTCTGAATCAACAGTTTTAGCTTTAAGTTCTTTTATCTCAGAAGCGTAATCTTCTATTTCAGATTTATATCTTTCGATATCCTTGCCATGTTCACTCATGATTTTATCTATAACTTCACTATCTATTCCTAACTCTTTTAAAAAAATTCTTTTCATTTTAATACCTCCATAATTTACGTTTTTATACGACTTTTACTTGTCGAATTATTTTAGCAACATTTACTTCTTTTACGTCTAGTAAATACTAAAAAAGACAATGAATAATAGGTTATTTGTTCTTTTACGCCTACAAATAATGAAAAAGGCAATAAAAATAAGCCCTATAAGGACTTTAATTTTTCGATATTAGATAAGGCTATCATTAATTTTCCAACCAACATAGTTATTTTTTCATTATTTTAAGTATTTTCAATATATTTTTTCTTCCATTCATTAAATGTCATATTGCTTGGTATCTCAATTCTTTTTCCATTCTTATCTCTTGCAAATCTTGTGCTATTTTCATCATCTTCATCTTCATAGTACAATAAAGAAGTGCATCTACACGAAGGATGCAGCGGGCTGCAATTTTTACCAGGTATCATATCTTTTACATTGAATATTTTTAAATCTAAATTACCACAAACTTTACAAGTTCTTTCATCTGGAGTAGCAAGAAATTGATATTTTTCAACTTTTAAATCTTCATAAGTAATTTTATTAGCTTGTTCCATAACATAACTATGTTCAGTTTGAACTAATCTAACTGCATTTTTATAGCTTGCATTCATTCTAGTAGCAACTCTTTGTGATACTTTTTTACTACTCTCTCCTCTGATTAACATCTGTGTTATTTCTTCTTTGATTGTTTTACTTAGCTGTTGTTTATTATTCCATATTCTGCCTGAATAATTGTTGCCACTCCACTCATAACTCAAAACTCTTTCAATAGTTTTATTATCTATTCCGCTGAAGTTTGCTAAAAATCCTTTTTCTTTACTTATGTTATATACATTTTTATAATAATCATCTTTAAGAGTTTGTGTTAAGAGCTTCTTAGTGCCTTTTTCAGCTTCTATATTTAGTTTATTGAGTTGTTTATCAATCTCATACTGTAAAGCCTCTAGCCTTGTTATCCTACTTTTCATAGCTAAAGTATTAAGCTCTAATAATAGCTCCGGATTATCTTTAATCATTTCAAGATATCCTTTTATATCAGTTCTCCATATTTTAAACTCATTTCCTGTTAAATATTTAGTTGCTTCTGCATAAGTTAATTGATTGTCTTTTGCGTATTTTTCAAATAGATTATTAATTTCTTTTTCTATTTTTTTATTTGCTAGTTTATAATGATGTTCTAATTCTTTAGCTAAATTATTACAATCCTTAATGCCTTTATTGAGTTTCTGATTTTCTCTATCTATCCAATACTGTTTACTATTCATTATCTTCTTCACCTACTTCAGCAGGTTTTTCTTGTTGCATTTCATAAGGTTGTTCAAATATTGACTCTTCTTGTTGTTTTTCTTCATCTAACCTTTCCTCTTCTTTTACTGTATCTTCTACCCAAGGGTGATTTTCTAGTATTGTTTTCTTAGATATTATTCCAGTAGACATTTGAGCTATTTGTGCTGCTTCTAAATCATTAGATATCATATTTCTAGTATAAGTCTGAGATATTTTATAATTTTCTGTTATTCCTAAAAATTTTAAAATAGCCTTTATTAAATAATTTATAGATGTTCTAAATTCAGTTTCTAATAAACCAGATTTTAATTCCAACTTTCTATAATAAAATTTAAGAGCGACTCCACTTACGCTTCCTGTAACTTCTATATCTTGTTGTAATCCTTGTCCAGATTCATATATTTGCTTTTTAAGATATTCTATGAGTACATTTCTAGCTTCAACAGGTATATCTATACTTAATGTAGACAATCCTCCACTGTTTCCATCAATAGATTCTGTTTTTACAGTTTTATATCTCTTTAAATCTGATAAGAATTCATTTAAATCAGTTCCGCCATAATTCTCAAGTATATATATTATTTGTTGTATGTCTTCTATATCATTAGCAAATCCACTAACAACAACATCTTTTAAATCCAATAAACTTTTAATTTTTTCTAAGTCACTTTGTTTTTCTTTGTTATTAGAAAATTCGATAAACGGAACATCTCCTAAGGTATGTGTTATATCTTCACTTTCTTCTATTGGAGTATTAGTGAAGCTATCTTTCATTTTCCACCTAATCATTTTATCGTTTGTCCAATATTCAATATAAGCATATGTAACTTCATTTAATTGATTTAAAACTTCTTCTTTTACTTTATAGTATCTAATTATATTTATTAACTTTCTTTCTAATCCATTGTCATATATCGGTATAATTTCTTCTGTATTTACTACCTCATATTTAAATTTACTTTCTCCTGTGTCTTCATCTGTTTCAATCCAATAATGCATCCATGCAGTTCCGCAATTACTTGCCTCTATTCCAATATTTTTTAATTTTCTTTCAAATTCATTACCTAAACTTTGATTAACTTTTTCATTGATTTCTTCATTATCTTCTATATCAATTATAGGAGGGTATGTAAATAGGTATGATATTTTTTCATCTACTAGTATTTGATGAATATTATGTGGTATTCGATTATCTGCATTTCTTAATGGATCTTTACCTTCTCCTTCTGGTATTATTCCTTTAAGTAAAATATCATTTTTATTATTATAATAGTTTTTGGCAGTTCTTATCGTATCTACTTTGCTTTGATTGTTTAATATTTTAGCTTGTATTCTTTGTAAAAGTAACCCATCTTCTAACATTTTTATCACCTCCTATTTAAATATTCCTATTCCTATATTACATTTTTCTGCAACTCCTGTTAATGCATCTTCAGCATCATCATGCTTATTCTTTCCTTCTCTTTGATATGACACTACATCTTTATAAAACTCATACCATCTATCTCTCCAGTTTATCGGAAAATATATATGTTGCATTACCCAAGTAGAATTTGAATATATTCTAGCTTGCTTATTTTTAGATTGATGAAATGGTTTGATATAACATTTATTTGAATTATATCTTTCTCTTAATATTCTTTGAATATTTCTTGCAAATGCTCTACCTCCATTATTACTTTCTATATCAGCTCTATTACATTGTGTATCAAATAACATTTTGGCTGTTAAATCTTCTGTAATTTCCATGGCTTCTTTTGTAAATATTACGTCTAATACATAAGCCTCTCCATTATAAATTCCATAAGTGATACTACATAAATAGTCATCTCCTGTATCAGCTGTATCTGTGTAGTTTTTAATTTGTTGGAAGTATGGAGGCAATTCAGAATAAGTTTTAAATGAAGTATATAAAACTCCTCTTAAATCTATTGGTATTTGTTGATAGTTAGCTGAAGCTATATCTTCCCCCATAGCTTTTATTTTGGATTCATAGCTTCTTAATGATAAGACTTCATCGCATAACATAGTCCCATCATCTTGAAATGCTTTCATATTGATATGATTTACTTCTTTACCTTCTTCTTTATAAAATTCTAATGCTTTTCCTGCTAGATCATTACTTGCCCATCTAGTCATAATAATTATTATTTTTCCGCCTTCTTCTAATCTTGATAACATTGTATTAGTAAACCATTCCCAATGCTTTTCTTTTATATTTTCATTATGTGCTTCTTCAGCATTTTTAATTAAATCATCTATAACAAGTATAGAAGCTCCAAAACCAGTTGCAGTTCCTGTTGGTGAAGTCGCTAAATAATTATTATATCCACCTTCTAAGCTCCATAAGTTCATGGACCCATCACCACGTTTTATTTTTACGCCCGGGAAAACATCACTATATACAGGCTTATATATATCTGCTTTTGCCTCTTGTATATCATTTCTTACGTTTTTAGAAAATGTAGTTGATAATGTCTCGTTATAGCTTCCAGTCATTACTTTTTCTTGTTTATTTTGTCCTAATATCCATTCTACAAATAAAGATGCTGTTCTACTTTTGCCGGTGACGAGGAGGCATATTAATAATCATAACTTCGTCATTGCTTTCATAAAACGCTTGAAATGTATTGCATAATTTAACTAAATAATCCCTGCTAGTTTTATAAAAGTCTGGTGCTTTTAAATTGCAATACCAAAAGAAGCTTCTGCGAGCTAATTCACATCTTGCACCTAATTTCTTTAATTTCTCATTTGCCATCCCATCGTCACCCCCTTAATCTTCGTCTATCATTTTCTTTAATTCTTCATAAGTGAAGTTTGCATATGGATTACTTATTTCACCATTTAAACTTACATCTTGTTTTTTTACTGGATATAATTCATTAAGTTCACCCAATTCCTTTATTGCATTTATGAATATAGTTCCATTCGCCTGTCTTAGTCCTTTTTTAGGATTATTTATATCCTCTTTAGCTTTTTCCTTTACCCAAATTAAGTCGTTTACCATTTCTTCTCTTGTGTATAAAGCTTTTTCCTTGTGTTCTTCTAATAATTCCTCATACCTTACCTTTACCTTACTCTTTTTAAGCAATTCTGAAGCTCTAACATCTATTACTTCATCTTTCATATTAGCAGCATTATAAGCTTCTTTATATGCAACTCTTTGACTTTTACCACTTATTAATGCTTGTACAAATTTTTCTTGTTTAGCTGTCAAGCTCATAATGCCACCTCCCTATTAATATTTTTCAATAATCACCATTAATAAATTCTTCAAACTCTTCATCATTAGCTATAACTCCAAAGTAATAGCACTCGTGTCCAAAATAAATATGAAATAAAGGCACAAAACAATATATAATGCATTTCACAGTAGACATATTTGCCACACATCGCAATCCTTGGTCTGCTAAATATTCATTGATTCTTAGAAAATATAATACAAATGATATTAACGATACTGCTACAAATGCTAAATATATTTTAAATATCATTTTATTTGCTCCTTTTACTATTTATATTTTTATTTCTATATTTTAGCTTTCTTTTGTCCGACTTGGCTTCTATTAATTCCTGAACTAATCTTATATATTTTTCATCATTACTTACCCTCGCATGACTGGTCAATAGATACAAGTTTCTAGTTTTAGGCATCTTTTTTCTTATGCAGTTATCTATCACTGTTTTAGCGACATTAAAGCCATATATATGGGAATGTCCTTTTATAAATGGCTTCTCAGTGTTATATACAACATATCCTTTCTTTACTGCCAGTATTATGTATTCTTTTCTTTCATACACTTTCTTTGCTCCATCCGTTTTATCAAAGTTTGGTACTTCTTTCATTTGTTCTTCTAATTGCCATAATTCCTTTGGAACTTCTATTGTAGGTTTTATAACTTCATCTATTTCCTTCCATCTTTTTACCATATAATCACACCTTTTAGCAAAATAAAAAAGAACACTAAATTATTAGTGCTCTTTGTGGGAGTAATGAATAAAAACAATCGTTTGGTATCTTTGGAATTGTAAAGAATCGAACTTTACTATGCTCCAGCAATTCCATATTGCACCCATTGATTTGGGTGCATTGTAGTTAATAATGTTTAAAAAATAATAATTAAATCAAAGATCAAATTCATATTTAAAAAGTTTTTATTAAAGATATAGTTAAAATTATTTTATCGGATTATTTTTTTATTAAATTGTAATGGTTTAAGCAGTTTTCCTTCTGCAAATATAATGTAAAACAATAAGTAATTAATAATACTAATTAATATATAGATTTTTTAACACACAATATATATGAATATTTTGATTTTATCACGGTTTACTCCGGAGGTTTTTTACAATAGGCCTCTTATTGGTTTTATAGTGTTTCCTCACTCTACTACTATGTTTTAATATATATATTAGTCGCCCTCATGAGTTGAACACGAGTATATACTTGTTTCATATATAGTCGACAATTTAATACTCCACTTGTATATAAATCCCATAGCAACATATTGAGGGAAGAGCACCTCTACTCTTATCCCTCGGCAGAAACTTAAATTAAATTTATGAGAATTTATTCTAAGTTCCTCTTACTCGCACACGATGGAAATATGCAATCAATTTACGTTTTTTCTACTATTCTTGATAATATCATATTATCATATTTCTTGTGGCCAAAGGTGTCCAACATCATCTATCTAATAATTTATCAATTGCACTCTTATGTATTCTTCTTACTGTTCTATAGCTATAATTTATTTTACAACTTATCTCTTCAAATCTCTTATTATCAAAGTAAGCATATCTTATTACTGTTTTTTCTAATGGCTCTAATATATCTAATGATTTTTCTATCTTGTACATTTTTTTTAATATTTTTCTTTGCTTTTTCATATAAAGTTTTATTACTTTCTCCATCTCTACTAATAATGCATTTAATCTATCTAATTCACTTTGAGTTGACACCGGTAAATCTGTTATGATTTGTGATTTAATACTTGTTTTCTTTTCTTTTAAATACTCTAATTTATCTTCTATTGTTTCTAGTTCGATTTTCATTTCTTTGTATCTTTTTAAATCTTCCTTCATACTCCCTCAACTCCTTATAAAATCAAACTTTTATTTAACAGCCCTGCTTAACCAATATTTCTTTATTTTAACTTTTAAATTATGTCTTTTTTCAAAAATATAATATGGTTCATACTTAAGCTGATGTGTTGTTATTTTATATCTTATATTAGTTCTTTTATCCGTAAAGAAAGTTGTTCGTTTATGCTCCCATATCAATTTCATATTTTCCTCCTATATAAAACTCAATACTATGTCACATGCTTTTATAACTCTATTATTTTTGTATTTATCTCTAATCTCTTCAGCATTATTATATATTCTCACATTGTTAGTAGTTTCACTCAAATCTATAGTAATAGCTTTTTGCTTAACATAATCCCAACCTATCAATAAATAACTATCTCCATCTATGATTATATCTCCACTAGTAGCCAAATTCCCTTTAGGATAACTCTTCTTTTTTATTTCCATAGTTCGTCTCTCCTTTTAACAATTTTTATAACATTTCTTGTAAATCTTCCTCGTTATACATCTTAATTATATTTAATTAATCTTAATCCAATTTACTTGCTTATTCACCAATTTATTATAAGTTTTCTCTGCTTGTTTTAAAGCGTCTTCTCTTTTCTCGAACTCCATTATTTTACCATTCATTGAAATAAAAACTTTTCCATTATCTTTTTTATATATGATAGGACTATATACATTTTTTATTGTGTGTGTTTCTCTATCAAAAATAGTTCTGTATTCTACTTCATACTTTTTCATAATATCCCTTCTCAATTCTTTTCAATGTTCTTTGAAGTTTATATTCTAGTTGTTCTCTTGCTAATTCTGCTGATTCTTCTCCCGCTAAATATAATATTTGATTGATTAAGATATTTACATCTGCAATTTCTGAAATTGTATCATCTGATATTTTTCTTCCATTTGCTATATCCTTTGATATTTCCCTTGTCAATTCTCCTAGTTCTTCAATTAGTTTTAACTGTTGATTTCTAATTTTAAATGTATCTGCTATTTCTTTTATAGCTCCATTAATTTCTTCTATATTCATCTATTCATCCTTTCCTAACAGCATTTTCACATATTGTATTTCACAACTTTCTTCATCTTCAAAATCTAATTCACAATTCATACAACCCGCTCCATCTAAATCATAAGACTCATTACAGAATACTTTAAATCTCTTGTTTATATCTGCTATAAGTTCACGTTCTCCTTTTGTTTTTCTTCTACAAGCCATA